CCAGCTCTGTATTACTATTTCGTTTAGTACTCTTACCATACTTACTAATGATGTTTTCTACATCTTCAGCATCTAGTCCTATACCAAAATCCTCAACAGAGAATTCATAGTTGGATGAATCGTTTCTTTTGAAAGAAACAACAATTGGTTTGTCAACACCAGCTCTTCTATGACTATCTAATGCATTACTTGCACATTCTCTGATAGTGGAACCTATTGAATCTGAATAAAGATTCTTACTTAACATCTGCATCAAGATTTGTGCAGAATCTAAGTCTAATGACATCCCAATTGAACTTTTTGATATACCATCCACTAGTATATTTGCTTCTTTTTGTTTTTCTAAAATCATAATTTCTAAGTTTTAATTGTTATTTTCTCTTTTTACTAACCATATATTACAACAGTTAAAATTATAATACACTTCTCTATCTTCACCTATTCCAAATTTACTTAATTGCATATCTAAGCATTTAACACTTTTATACCCAGTGTTACCATAAATAGTTGATTTTGTTCTGAGTGTAGGAGCTCTTAATATTTTAAAATATCTTAGTCCTGTTACAATAACTTCATCTCCAACTTGAAGATGTTCCACTTTAATTGATCTATTTTGTTCCATATTAATCATTGTTTTTCTTTACTAATATTATTTGTCTGTATTCTAAATCCACATATTGATTGTAGTTGTGATTGTCTGGTCCCCATCCCCATGTGTGCTTATTATAAGTTACTACATTTCCTTGATAATCTGTATACTGTCTAGGAGTGGAGATTCTTAGTGTTGAACATTTTACAGATTTATAAATAGGAACCCCTGTCTTCCAATGTGTTTTTGTACTAACTGTTGGCTTTCTAAGTATTCTCAAATACTTAAAATAACTCTGGCAAGAGATGATAATTTCATCTCCCACCTCTAATTCTTGTATTTCTACTAGTTTCATAATCTTTTACTTTCTTCTAATGATTCATTAATTGTTTGATCAATATCAGTGACACATAAATCTATCTCATGTTCCCTACTACCACCTTCTTCAATCTCATCTAGACATAATTGAAACAGACTTATAATTGCTGATTTTAGTTCAGGATGTAATTTAATTTTCTCCTGGACATATTTTTGTAATTGTTCTGTTGTTTGCATAATTTTAATTGTTTAAAATGGAGGCTCAAAATCAAGCCATTCTATTGTTTTATCGTTATAATCCTTTAATAATGTATTCACCTTTGTAAATACACCTTCTGTATCCCATTCTGTATTCTTATAAGCTGCACTAGCAGGATGACTCAATACAAAGTTCCAAGATAGAGGAGCTGTATATTTTACAAATGCACTAGCATCTTTACCAAGAAATATTGTAGGAACATTCTCAATACTTAATATGTTTTCAAACACATATTTTGTGAATGGATGCCATAAAGCAGAATGACTACCAGCTTTATTTATCTCTGTAGTGAGAGCAGCATTAAGCATTAGCACTCCCTGATTAGCTAAGAATGTCACATCTGGATTCTTAAATCCTTCTAATGATATTCCTCCATACACATCCACTTCTACAGCATCATAAAACTTCTGTAGAGATGGTTGTGCATAACCAGTGGTGGAACATCCCATAAGCAATCCATCTGCTACAGGACTATCGTTTTTCAACGTATGATAGGGACACATACCTAACATAACCACTTTAAGATTACTTAAAGGAGTTTCTAAGAAACATCTATAAACATTATCTGAAAGAGGGGCAATTCTCTTACCCCTCCCACTTTCATGCTTTAAAAACTTATAAATGTTGTCACACTCTTCACTCTCAATAAATGGTCTCATCTTATCATGCCAACTTTCATGAAAACATTTTTTAAATTTTTCAAAGTTCATAATTAAAATATTTCTAATTGTAAATGTGGTGAATTGATAAAATCTCTTTTCACATTTAATGGTTCTACTAATTCTCCTATTTCATTAACAAAGAATGAATGAGCACTAATGTGATTATCCATCCATAGTCTAGGATGCACTTCTTTCATAGCATATGTAGTGTAATTATACAACTCCCAGATGGTATTAGGTGCACCATAATCATGTGTAGGTTTTTTCAACTCTCTCTCAATAATATTTAATTGTGTGCTCTCAATAAACTCTTCTTCTATTAACATTCTACCAATAAGTTGAGCTTGTTCACGTTTAGTAATTTCAATTTGTTTCATAGCATCACGTTGTTTCTGCATTCTTCGGAACATTTCTCCAGAAGCTCTAATGTATTCTGTAATAGCAGAAGGTGTAAAAGTTTGTATCTCACCAGCATGCTTCTTCTTAAATGTACCATGATCACCACTCACCATCCCATTCTGACAAATGAATATTTTAGTTCCAATAGCAAACTTCAATGTTAATTGCTTATTGTAACTATTCTGCCAGCCTATTTGTAATTGCATATCTCTATCAATTACATTACTTATTGTAAACTTACCATTGGCAATTTCACCATTAGAAGAAGCTGAATAAGATTCTTTATCTAGATTAAATCCTGCTTGGTGTATACTGTTCAATGTAAGATCAATTAGTTGATTGTGACTCACTGGTTTATAAGTGCGAGTCTGTTGTGGTATAGGCGTACTAATTAATAACTCTTTTGTTGTATTATAAGTTTTAGTTTCCATTTTGTGTTAAGTTTAATTTTTGGTTAAATATTCTATTAAGTATTCCTTCTAAGTTTTCTATACTGATGCATTCCACTTCATCTCCTTCTGTGGTTTCTAGCCATTCAGTATTCATTTGTATTTCTACAACTAGGTCTTTAATTGTCATAATAATTTCTTTTGTTTTAAATAATCTTCAATCACTTTTAGTCCATAAGTTTTACCAAGATCAGCCCAATCCTTTATTCCTTCAGCTAGATATTTTTTAGGAACATTACAATAATCAAAATCAAACAGTTTAGTTATCTGTTGACTGTTGGTCACTCCTGTAATATCACTATCAAATGATAGCACTTGTAAGAATGAGTTCTTCTTAATGTATTCTACGTTATCTGTAGAGAAACAACCCATTCCTTCATTTTGTACAGCACAGCATGTAGGAAACACTTTCTTCATTACCATGTAATCTTTCTTAGATTTATTAATTATGGCTACACCACAATTCTTTATATCCTCTAATCCATCCATAGCTGTAATAGGAACATTGTTTGGAACCCATTTAGATTTCTTATCACCAAATGGTCTATATATCTTCCAATGTCCATCATAGAAATAACCAAACCTCATATCTGTATCCTTTAGTGTAAACAGTTGTTTGTTCAGAAACACCTTCTTGATGGAATAAATGTTATTAGCTCTTAGATCATCTACATCTTGATGATATTGATTCCAATAGGCTAATTCATCATTGGTGAATTTCCTGGTGATCACTTGTATCAGAGAATATCTCTTACCAAGTTCTTCAGGTTGCTTATAGTCACTCACTATTCTTTTATACTTCCCTACATTGGTCTTTCCAGATATACATAACCCAAAGTCTCTATCTATAAGAAGTAGAACATCTCTCAAAGACTTAAGTCCATACAACATCTGTACAAAATCAAAGCATCCTCCTCTTCTACTAGTGTCTCCAAAGTCAATGAATGATAAATATCCATTCTTTGTCCCAATCATAAATGATGGATTACGTTCTTCTCTAAATGGTGAATAAGTAACTTCGTTAATCTTCCAATTCTTATTAGGCATATAAAACATGAATATATCATACTCACTAATTTTTGATAAAACATCATTTATTGTTATCTCTTTTGCTTTTCTAACACCTTGTATCATGATTTAATTTTAATAAAAAACCCCCACTATTTCTAGTGAGGGCTCTTTTATAACTGGTTTAATTAAAAGTCAGCATCATCTTCACTAATCACTTTATCAGATGCTACCAAATTATCATCAGGATCATAATCCTTTAGATCTTTCAGTATAAAATAATCCTTACAACCATATTCACCTGTAACATTTATAGCAAACTTCTCATGAGCTTTTAACTCTTTTGGTTTCTTAGTTCTTAATTTATTTAAGATGTCAGTTTTACTATAATCCACAAGTCTGAATTGTTTGATGCTGTACGCAGGTAGGAACAATTTGTTATACACACCTTGATACTCCTTAGTTTCATCATCTTTAACAACAATCTTAATAGTGGCAAGTGCACCAATTGTACTACACCATTCTCCATCAATTTGAGACTTGATGTCTTTAACATTACCTTTCATCAACTTCTTCCAGTCAATCTCTAGTATAGTTTCTGCATCACGATAGTCAAGATTACTTAACCAGGTACGCATAAAGTTATAAAGATCTTCCTCACCTACATAGGCTACACGATAATCACGTTTAGCAAACCAATCTGGCAAATCATTAGGATCACTAGCCCAAGAACACGCACCTACAGCATTTATATACTGATTCTTAGATCCATCCTTGTTTTCTTTCTCTTTATCTTCTAAGAAGAAAGTCACTTTAAACTTCTCTTGATTTTTGATTTCTTCTAACCAAATGTCTATACGTAACTTAGTATCTCCTTCATTAGTCTTTCCTAAGTATTCTAGTGCTTTACTATCTTCTTTAAGTTCAATACCTAGTAATTCCTTATATTCTTCCATATCAGGATTTACAGCTATCACTTTAGCCTCAAATAAGCCTACTTTTTTTGAGTACTTTTCTAAATTAACACTCTCTTTTTTCTTACCACCAATATTAGACATAATAAAATTTGTTTTTTAATTTTTCTGATTTATAATTTATTTTTGTTACTTTTTTTCTTACAGAAGTAATAGATACGTTATAGTATTTTGATATTTCTTCTGCGTTAATCCATTCTTTTATGTTTCCTGTTTCATACTCCTCTATTATTTTTTTATTTTTAGATTTAGACATATTTTCTCTATGTTCTTTTGATTTTTTCTTTCCTATACTAGATTTAGACATTTTTAGGCGAACATTTTCTGGTATTACTTTTCCTACACCTGCTTTTGAGATATTTTTTTTATGTTCATCAGTTATAATTTGTAGAGCTCTTTTAGCTTTAATTTTAGCCTTAGTTTCTTCTGAGTGTTTAAATTCTCCTTTTTTATGTCCTCTTCTCTTTTTAGTATTAGCTAGGGCTATTCTACAATTTTCTGATATAATACCACACTCTCCCCCTGAGGTCTTATTTATAAGATTAAATCCCCATGCTTTAAGTTGTGATATCCAATATATTTCAGAATCTTTCCAATAATCTACTGAAACTTCTTCAATTATTTCAATAATTGGTTTTTTACCTTCTTTAAGAAGGGATTTTATCCAATTACATTTATGCATGTTTCTTAAATCATTTTTAGCTTCATGGATATGGGACCACAATCTATATTGAATATTATTAGCTTTTCCAATATATCTGATTTCTTTTGTATTAGGATCACACAAAGAATATATAAAAGTTGTTTTCATAATATAAAAGTAGATAAAATATTTGATAAATTCAAATATTAAACCTACTTATTTATTATTTATAATATTCATTCACTTTATCCACAACTAATTGCAAGTTGTTTGGTATTTTTAATTCATTAAACATTCCATCTGGACTTTTTGCTGGAAACTTTCTAAACCTATTAGTTATAAAGTTG